GCGCGCAGCATCCGGGCGTCACGGTCTTTTGAAGGCGCCTGACCCCGCTCTTAAGGCTCTTATTCGCTCTTAATCGCGCCGGGTCGCTGGTGCGCATCACGCGCGCGCGAGGATTGGGGCCGTGCGGACGGCTGTCCGCATAATTTTACAGTGCCAGCACTGCCAGTAAGGCGGTGATGAAGCAGCTCCATATTTTCCGCGCCGGCATCCACCAGCCCATGCAGGGCGGTGCGATTGAATTCCGCGAGGCCGATCTGGCCGCGACCGCCGCTGCCTATGATCCAGCCTTCGGCGAAGCGCCGATTGTGGTGGGCCATCCGAAACTCGATGCCCCGGCCTATGGCTGGGTGCGCGCTTTGCGCGCTGAAGGTGGCGACCTGGTCGCGGAACCGCATCAGGTGGAACCGGCCTTTGCCGAGATGGTGGCTGCGGGCCGCTTCAAGAAAATCAGTGCGTCCTTCTACGCGCCGCAGCATCCATCCAACCCGAAGCCCGGCGCCTTCTATCTGAAGCATGTCGGCTTTCTGGGCGCAGCCGCGCCGGCCGTGAAGGGGCTGCGCGATGTCGCCTTCACGGCGGATGAAGCGGATGTGATCACCCTTGAATTCGCCGCCGATGGCGCTGCTGTCAGCCCGTGGCGCTTTTCGTGGCTGTTGGCCGATGTTGGCGGGCTGTTCCGTGGCATCCGCGATTGGATGGTCGCGAAGGAAGGCGTGGAGGCGGCAGAGAAATTGCTGCCCGCGCAAACCGTTCAACGCATGACGGATGAAGCCGCGCGGATGCAGGGCGAAGCCGAAGGCGCCCGCGCCACCGCCATTCCGCCCCCCGCTTTTGCCGAAGACAAGCAACAGGAGACTGTGACAGTGCCGACTGAAAAACCGGATGATGCGGATCGCATCGCCGCGCTTGAAGCGCGCGAACGCGATTTGCAGGCGCGCGAAGCCGCCTTTGCTGAGGCCGATGCCGCGCGTCGGAATGCGGAGATGGCCGCCTTCACTGAAAAGCTGGTGACCGAAGCGCGCATCCCGCAAGGGGTGGTTCCGCGCATCCTGGCCTTTGCTGCCAGCCTGCCGGTTACGGGTGAGGTTTCCTTCACCGAAGGCGATGCCACCGTGAAGGAAGCGCCGCTGGATGCCTTCCGTGCCGTTCTGTCCGCGCTGCCCGCGCGTGTGGAATTCCGCGAAGTGGCGCCTGCTGGCCAGGTTGAATTCGCCGCTGATGATCCCGTCGCCATCAAAGATGTCGCCAAGGCCTATCAGGCCGAGCGCGCAGCGGTGGGCCAAAACGTTTCAATGGCCGCCGCCGTCGAACATGTAACCAACAGGAGGTCTGCGTGAGCAACCCGCTTTTGATGAAGGGCTTCACCGCTGGTGGCGCCATCAGCCCTTACCGCCTGGTGCGGTTTTCTGCAGCCGATACCGTGGTCCAGGCCGCCGCCGCGACCGAGAGCATGTTCGGGGTCAATACCGACCTGACCATCGTGTCCGGTGAGCGTGTGGAAGTGATGACGCAGGGCATTGCCTGGGTTGAAGCCGGCGCCGCCATTACTATTGGCGCGCTGGTTAGTGCTGACAGCTTGGGCCGTGGCGTTACCGCCGCGCCGGCAGCAGGCGTCAATAACCGCCATGTCGGTATCGCGCTGGATGCCGCTGTGGCCGCCGGTGATCAAATTCGCGTCCTGCTGAGCCCCGGCTCGGTCCAGGGCTGATCTGAAGGAGCATAGAAATGGCAACCACCGCCTTTCCCGTAAATCCGACCCTGACCGCCATCGCGATCGGCTATCAGAACCGCGATGTTGATCTGATTGCCGACCGCGTATTGCCCCGCGTGGGCCGCGTGGGCAAGAAATTCACCTGGACGCGCTATCCACTGGCCGATGCCTACACCGTGCCATCCACGCGCGTGGCGCGCCGCGCTGAACCGACCGTGCTGGAATTCGGCGGTGAATTGGTGGCCGATGAGTGCATTGACTACGGCCTGGACGATATTCTGCCGAATGATGAAGTGATCGCTTGGGAAGAAATGCAGAAGCCCGCTTCGGGTGGCCCTGTGTCCCCCATGGCGAAATCCACGTCGCTGCTTTCTGGCTTGCTGATGTTGGACCGCGAAATCCGCGTGGCGAACCTGGTGTTCAATGCCAACACTTATCCGGCGGCGAACCGCACCACGCTTTCCGGCACCAGCCAGTGGTCTGATTTCACCAATTCCAATCCGGTGGATGCCATCCTGGCCGCCCTGGATGTGCCGATCTTCCGCCCGAATGTGCTGACCTTTGGCCAGGCCACCTGGTCCAAGCTGCGCCAGCATCCGCGTATGGTCACCGCCATCCTGGGTAATCAGGTGAATGCCGGTGCGGTCTCGCGCGAACAGGTCGCGGCCTTCTTTGAAGTGGGCCAAGTGATTGTGGGCGCCGGCTTTGTGAACACGGCGCGTAAGGGCCAGGCCGCCACCATGTCCCGCGTTTGGGGCAAGCATGCCGCGGCGCTGTTTATTTCCCAGGATGCCGCTGATGCGGATCAGCCGACCTTTGGCCTGACAGCCGAATTCGGCACGCGGATCGCGGGTACGATGGATGAACCCAAGATGGGCCTGCGCGGTTCTGTCCGGGTGCGCGTCGGCGAAAGCGTCAAGGAAGTGATCACGGCTTCTGCTTCCGGCTATTACTTCGAAAGCGCGGTGGCCTGATCATGGCGAAGGACACTCAGAAAATCCGCGCGCTGCGCAACCTTGATGTTGACGGCGTGCGTATTGAAGAAGGCGCGGTGGCTGAAATCCGCCGCGACCTGGTCCCCGAACTCATCGCCCTGGGCGCGGTGGATGATGAGGTCGAGGAAGCGCCGGTGGCTGATGGGGATGAGGCCGCCGGCGCATCTTCGACCGGCAAGCAGCGCGGCGCAGCCAAGGCCTAGGAATAATCTGTGACCGCTTACTGCACCCCGCAGGATTTGATTGACCGCTTCGGCCAGAATGAAGTGGCGCAGCTTGCGCCATCCTTGCTTGGCCAGGTGGATACTGTGCGGGTGCAGCGGGCGTGCAATGACGCGGGCGACATGGTGGATGGCTATTTGCGCCCGCGCCACACTCTGCCGCTTTCGGCGGTGCCGACTATTTTGGTGAAGCTTTCCGCTGCCATCGCGCGCTTTGAATTGCATTTGGGCGGGGACCGCCAGCCGACCGAACAGGTGCGGCAGGACCGGGACCAGGCCATCGCCTTCCTGAAGGATGTTGCCGCTGGCAAGGCCGATTTGGGCATCACCAGCACGGGCGCTGAGCCTGTGGAAGATGCCACTGCCGTGCGCTTCAAGGCAGGCAGCCCAGGCGTGTTTGACGCCGATCTTGGCGCCTATCGCTGGGGTGGCCCGCTATGATCGGCGCCCTGGAAGACGCGATCATCTGCCGCCTGAAAGAAGCCTTCGATGGCCGCCTTAAAGAGGTGGACCATAAGCCCGCCAAGTTTGACGCGGAGGAGCTGCTGCGCGTTCTTTCGAACGCCCCCGCCATTTACGTGGCCTTCCTGGGCTTTCAACGCACCGAACGCCCGCCTGGTTCTGTGCGCGCGACCTATGGCGCGTATATGGTCGCCGCGAATGCCAGCGGCGAACGCGCGCGCCGGCGCGGCGATGAAGCCACCATTGGCGCTTATGAAATGGCCGTGCTGGCCGCCGCCACATTGGAACGCTGGGTGCCGGAAGGCGCTGCGGGCCCGATTGAAGTGCAGAGCTGCGAGAACCTTTACGCCACCGCCTTTGAGAAGGCAGGCCGCACGGTGTATGGCCTGGTCTGCGATGTGCCGGTGCAAATCCAGGATGATTGGGATGTGCCCACCACCCTGGATCACTTCATCACCTTCCATGCCGATCAAGACATTCCGCCTTTCGGCAATGTCGCCAAGCCGCCGCCCGCGCCGGAAGCCGGCGCTAATCGCGCCGATGCTGTCGTGCGCGTCACCCTTCCAACAAATTGAGGCGCCCGATGTTTGTGAAGCCCGCCCATCCTGACCTTCTGGTCGCCAATCCTGAAGCTCTGCCGCCCATGCCGCGCCACCTGCCGGCTGAAGGTGCGGAGGTGCCGGATACCCAGTATTGGCGCCGCCGCATCGCGGATGGCGATGTGACACTGGCGCCCGCGCCAGAACCGCAAACGAAGCGCAGCAGCGCGCAAAAGGAGTAACCGATGTCCGGTTCCATCAGTTTAAACGGCATTCCGAATAGCATCCGCGTACCCGGCAGCTATGTTGAATTCGACAATTCGCGCGCACTGCGCGGGTTGAATGATTGGCCAGCCCGCGTGCTGATCATGGGCCAGCGCCTGACGGCTGGCACCATTGCCCAGGGTGTGCCGATCCGCGTGACGGATGCGGCGCAGGCGCGCACCTATTTCGGACGCGGCGGCAATCTGGCGCATATGTTCGAAGCCTGGTTCCAGAACCTGTCCCTGGTCGAAGTCTGGGGCATCGCCATGGATGATGTGGGCGCGGGCGTTGCCGCCAGCTGCACCATCACGGCCACCGGGCCTTCCACGGCGGCCGGCGTGATTGCGCTGATGATTGGCGGGCGGCGGCTTGAAGTTTCGATCCCGTCCGGCACGGCTGCGACGGCAATCGCCACCGCTATCAACGCCGCGATCAACGCCGCACTTGATCTTCCGGTGACCAGCACCGTCGCTTCCGCCGTGGTGACGCTGAACGCGCGACATAAGGGTGAAATCGGCAACGCCATTGATGTGCGCCACAGCTTCCTGGCGACGGATGTGCTGCCCGCAGGCGCCGGCCTGACGATCACCGCCATGGCATCGGGCACGCAGAACCCGGTTGTCACCACGGCATTGGATGCGGTGGCCGAGACCTGGTTCACCGATTTCGTGACGCCATGGACCGATGCGACCAATATGGCCGCGCTTGAAGCCCGCATGGCCGCGAATTGGGGCCCGCTGGTGCAGCGCGATGGCCATGGGTGGGCGGGCCTATCCGGCGCGCATGGCACGCTCACCACCTATGGCACTGGCCGCAATTCGCCGAATGTCAGCATTATCGGCATGCGCGGTTCGCCCACACCGCCTTGGGAATGGGCGGCGCAGCTTGCCAGTGTCTGCGTCCCGGCGCTGGCGATTGACCCGGCGCGGCCCGTGCAAACCTTGCAATTGCCGACCGTGGTGGCGCCTTTGGTCAGCAACCGCTTTACTTTTGTGGAACGCGACCTGCTGCTGCGCGATGGCATCAGCACCTTCCGGGTGAATGACGCCGGCCAGGTGTTCGTGGAACGCGTTATCAGCACTTATCAGACAGCGCCTTCCGGTGCGGAAGACATCAGTTATTTGGATATCGAGACGGTGAAGACCCTGTCTTATATCCGCTACGATCTGCGGACCATGATTGCGGTACGCTTCCCGCGCCATAAGCTTGCCAATGACGGCACGGCCTTCGCGCGCGGGCAGAATGTGGTGACGCCGGGGACGCTCAGGGCGGAAATCATCGCGCGCTTCAAGCAATGGGAAGAAGCGGGCCTGGTGGAAGGCGTGGATCAATTCAAGCAAGACATCATCGTGGTGAGGTCCGCGAGTGACCCGAACCGTGTGGATGCTTTGCTGCCACCTGACCTGGTGAATCAATTCCGCGTGCTCGCCGCGCAAATCGAATTCCTGCTGTAATTTGAGGAGAACGGGACATGCCGCAATTCCTGGGCCGCGCGACCATTCGCGCCAATGGGCAGGTGATCGAAACCGCCAAGGGCGCCAGCCTGGATGTGGGTGGCACAAAGCGCAACCCCGTCACGGTGGGCCGCGTGGTTGGCTGGTCAGAAGAAACCATGCCTTCCATGGTCGAATGCGAAACCAGCCTGCGCAGCGGGCAATCCATCGAAACCTTCCGCAGAATGGCGGGCGTGACGGTGATTTTCCAGTGCGACACCGGCCAGCAATACGTGATCAACGACGCGTTCCTGACCGATACGCCGACGATGAAGGATGGCGAAGGCGGGAACGTCACCCTGAAATTTTCCGGCCCTGCGGCTGAGGAAGTGCTGTGATGCGCGCGACCATTCAGATCACGCTTAAGGAACCGATTGTGTTGCGCAGCGCCGAAACCGGCGCGGAAGTGCATCGCATTGCCACGTTGGAATTCCGCGAACCGCGTGCGGGCGACATGGCCGCCGCGATGGATGCCGGCGGCGCTGGTGGCAATGGTTCCATGATGCTGGCGCTTGCCGCGCGGTGCTGCGGCCTGACGCGGGCGCAGGTGGAAGATTTGAGCGTGGAGGATTTCTTCGCGCTGTCGGAGGTCGCCTCCGGTTTTTTGCAGCCTGGCCAGCAGACTGGCCCGAATGCTGCGAAATTGTCTGGGGCACCTTCGGGCTTGCTGCCGGGTGGCAGCGGTGGAGTGCCGCCGAGCTTCGGTTCCTGACGCAACGCGCGGTGGAATGGAACCGCCGCATGGCCGCGAGGTAGTCACATAAATGTCGGGTTCCCTCCGACTATCCATCCTGATCGAAGCTATTGACCGCGCATCGCAGCCCTTGGCGGCTTTGCAGGCGCGGTTGGGTGGCATTGCGGCAGGGATGCTGGGCGTGGGGCAGGCGGCGCAGCGGCTTTCGAATGTGAGTGGCGCCAGTTTGCTGGCCGGCGCGCTGGGCAATGTGGCCGGGCGCGCGCGGGATGCGGCGGGGGCGGTGGCGGGGCTTTCGGCGAAGCTGGCGCTGGGCGCGGCGGGTGGCGCGTTTCTGTTCAATCAGCAATTTGTGCGCGGCGCGGCGGATTTCCAGAATTACCAGATCACGCTGGAAACCGTGATGGGCAGTGCTGAGGCAGCATCAACGCGGCTTGAGCAGCTAAGCAAATTTGCACAAGAAACCCCGTTCAACGTCGCGGAAGTGGTGCGCGCAGGGGTGGCGTTTCAGACGCTCGGCATTCGCGGTGAGGCTGCTGATAAAGCATTGAAGGCGGCAGGCGATGCGGCCGCAGTGTTTGGCGGCGGGCTCGACCAGGCCGTGAATGCCATGAATGCGGTTCTACGCGGCGAAAATGACCCCATTGAACGCTACGGCATCCAGGCGCGCGTTGAGGGCCGAAAGCTGGTTTTGCAATGGGAAGAAAATGGCCGCCAGATGCGCGCCACTGCGGATAAGAATAGTCGATCTCAGGTCGCGCGGATTACCGCCATGGCGATGGCCGGCGTGGCACCTGATGGCATGAAGCGCCGCATGGATACCTGGGATGGCATGCTTTCAAACCTGGGGGATGCCTGGTCAAATTTCACGCGGCTTGTTGCCCAAAGCGGCCCCTTTCAGTTTCTTGAGCAGCAATTGAGAGATATCCTGGCGTGGATTGAGCGCATGAAGGAAGATGGCCGTTTGGACCAATGGGCGCGTGATATCGGCGCTGCCATCACAAATGCCTTCCAGGCCATCCGGCAATTCGTGGTTGGCACGGAAGAAACGCCGGGTGCCTTTGAGCGCCTGTCCAATATCTTCGAACGGGTTTCGCGCGTTTTGCAGCCGGTGGTGGATCGCTTTGGTGGCCTTGAAACCTTTCTGGGTGGTGTGGCGCTCGTCCTGGCCGGAGGGCTGCTCGGCAATCTGGTTTCTCTTGCAACTGCCATGACGACCCTTTCAGTCGCGCTACTGTTGACCCCGGTGGGCTGGTTCGTCGCCGCTGCGGCCTTTTTCACTGCCCTTGGTGTTCTGGTTTACCAGAATTGGGACCAGGTCGTCGCCGTGTGGAACAAGATCGGCGACGCCTTCCGTGGCTTCTTTAATTCCGAACAGATGCAGGAAGCGCAGCGCATCATGGGTGGCTTGGCGGATTTCATCACGGAACGCTGGAATGCGGTTGGCCAGGTCTTCACTAACATCGGTGGCGTGATCGCAGGCGTTTTCAATGATGTCCTCGGCTACTTTCAGCCGGTGCGCGATGCGTTGACTTGGGTGACGGAGCGGCTGGGCTTTGGCGGTGGCAGCAGCGCCACCGCCGCGCCCTCACCACGCGATGCAGGCCGCGGCAATGGTTTGCGGCGCCAATCCATCTATGGCGACAATGCCCTGCCATCTGGCGCGGGCGGTGGCGTGCTGCCCCCGGCCAATGACGTCCGCGTGCAAGCGGGCCTTGATGTGCAAATCCGCGCGCCGGAAGGTTTCGGCGTTTCCGTCACGCAGCGCGGCGCGGATGATGGCATGGCGCTGAATGTGCGGCGCGGGATGCTGGCAACGCCATGAGTGAAGCGCTCACCAGCCTCGCCAGCTTTTCCACGGCCCTGCCATGGGTTGGCGCCAATCTGCGGCCTGGTGCTTTGCGCGGCCTGCTGTTTTACGTGCAGCGTTCAGAAGACACGTCCACCCGGCGCTGGGTGACGCATGAATTCCCGGGCCGGGATGAACCCTGGCACGAAGACCTTGGCGCCAAGACGCGCAGCTTTTCCATCGAAGGCCTGTTGATAGGCGCCGATGTTGTTTTGCAGGCCCGCGCCTTCGCCCGCGCTGCGGCGGACCCAGAAGTGGCCACGCTGCTTCACCCCTGGCTTGGGGCGATGCAGGTGGTGGTGCTGGATTGCCGCATTTCCTCCGATGTGAATGAAGCCCGCGTGGCGCGGATTTCGCTGCGGGTGGAAAAGGCAGGCACCAAGCCCGCGCCGGTAATCGAAGAAGATGGCCTTGGCAGTGTGCTGGCCGATGCGGAAGAAGTGCTGACGGCGGCGCAGGCAGCCTATGCCGAATACCGCTACATGCGCGCAGCGGCGGATTTTGTGATTGAAAGCTTCAAGGCCAGCGTGATGGGCATTGCCGGCGCCATTGAAGGCGCGCTTGCCAATACGGGCCAGGGTGGGGCGACGGCTGGCAGTGTCGCTGCGCTGGCCAGCATGAATGATGCGGCGATTGTGTCTGACACGGCGGTGCCGCTGGCGCTGGCCGCTGCGGCGCGGGATGTATCAGCCCTTGCAGGCGGGCGCGCGGCGCTAACCCGGGGCGCGGATGCGGCGCCCGTGCCTGCCTTTGAAGCCCTTGGCGCACTCACCACCCAGGAATTGGTCCCGGCGCCCACAGCGCCCGCCACAACGCCCGCGCGTGAGCAATTGGTGGAGGCGAATAAAGCTTTGGGCGTGCTGGCAACCACAATGTTCGCGGGTGAATTCGCCCGCGCAGCAGCTGCTGTACCCTGGGCGTCGCGCGATGATGCGATGGCCGCCCGCGACCGTGTTTCCGATGCGCTGGCGACGGCGGCTGATCTTGTGGCAGAGCTGGGCTGGGATGCGGTGTGGCAAAGCCTGATGGCGCTGCGCGCTTCCATGGCGACGGATTTGGCGCAGCGCGCCGCACCGCTGCCGCGCATCAAGCGCCTGGAATTACCGAGCGTGATGCCCGCGACGGTGATCGCGTATCAATTGGACGGCGACAGCCTTTCCGATGTCTTTGGCCGGGGCGCTGCCTTGGCCGCGCGCAACCGCGTACGCCATCCGGGCTTCGTGCCTGCCGGCAGCCCGATTGAGGTGCTGGCATGAGCGCCGCCATCGCTGCCGACGTGGCGCTGATTGTGGGCGGCCTGATTTATCGCGGCTGGCGCAGCATGAAATGCAGCCTGGGGCTTGATGCGGCGGCGGCTGAAATTTCCATCGAATTGGCGGAACGCTGGGCGGGTGCGGAAGACGCCGCGCAGATTGCGCGCAGCATCCGGCCTGGCGCGGAATTCGCCCTGACGCTTGAAGGCGAAGAAGTCGTGAAGGGCTATCTGGATACGCTGGAAGTCAGCTACGACGCCACGAACCACACGCTGACGGTACGCGGCCGCGAACTCACTGCGGACCTGGTTGATTGCGCGGCAACGGTGGATGGGCCTTATGAATGGTCCAATATCGGCCTGGAAGAAGCCGCGCGGCGCATCGCTGAGCCTTATGGCATCACGGTCCGTGCGGAAGCTGACCTTGGCAAACCTTTCTCGCGCTTTTCCATCCAGCCAGGCGAAGCGGCGTGGGAGGCGATTGCCCGCGCAGCGCGGGAACGCGCGGTGATCGCGACCGGGGATGGCCTTGGCACGCTGATCCTGACCCGCGCAGGCGAAGGTGGTGAAGCCGCCGGTGCGCTGCGCTTGGGCGGCAAGGATGGCAATATCCTGCGTGCCAATGGCAGCTTCGAAGCCGCTGAACGCCATAACCTGGTGGTGGTGCGTGGCCAGGCGCAGGGCGAAACCTCAGCCAGCCAGGGCGAAGCGCGCGCGAGGGATGAAGACATTCTGCGCCACCGCCCAAAGGTGATCTTGGCCGAAGCGCAGGGCGAAGGGGTGACGTTCCAGGACCGGGCGACCCATGAAGTGCGGGTGGCGGCCGGAAAATCCAAGCGCGTGCGCTACACCGTGCCGGGCTGGCGCGGAAGCTCCGGCAATCTGTGGATGCCGAATACCCGGGTTTGGGTTGAAGACGCCTTCCTGGAATTGGAACGCGAATTGCTGATTTCCAATGTGGTGTTCAGCCTGACGGATCAGGGGACAGTCACGGAATTGCAGGTCGCGCCCGTGGATGCTTACGCGCTGCTGCCTGAGAAAGGCCAGAATGCTGATGCGGGTGGCGGAGATCGCAAAGGCGGCGGGCCTTTCGATACCATCATCGAAACCCGCGCGGATGAAAAAGACCGCTGGAAGCGGGTGAACGAATGAACATGGATGATATGAAGCGCTTCATGGCACCGCTTCAGCGCCGCGTGATGCTGGCGATTGGCCGTGGCACGCTGGGTCCGGTGAATGACGCCGATGGCTTACAGCGCAGCCAGGTGACGCTGCTGGCAGGCGAAACGCGCGACAATGTGGAACGCATCCAACCGTATGGCTTAAGTGCTGTGCCCATGGCAGGCGCCGATGTCCTGGTGGTTTGTGTGGGTGGCAACCGCGACCACCCCGTGATTATCGGTGTGGATGATCGCCGCCACCGCCCGACCGGCATGCAGGCGGGTGATGTGTGCATCTATTCGCACCAGACCGGCCACAAGATCACGCTGAAGGCGGATCGGACGATTGAAATTGAGGGCGATGAAATCACCATCAAAGCCGACACTAAGATCACCCTGGAAGCGCCTTTGGTTGAGGTGACCGGCGCCTTGGATGTGCTGGGCGATATCCGCGACAACGCGGCTTCCGGTGGCATGTCCATGAATGGGATGCGCGCGGATTACAATAGCCACACCCATGCCGGGGGCGCGGCGCCTAGCCCGCTGATGCAGCCATGATTGCGCTTTTTTGGAATGATGGGGTGGGCGCCGCGGATCTGGCGCTGAATGCCACCGGCGCGCTGGCGGGCGATGACGGGCTGGAAACCGCCGTTGTGCTGTCGCTATTCCTGGATGCGCGGGCGCGGCCTGATGACGGCGCCGAAGGCCACAGGCGCGGCTGGGTGGGCGACGCCTTCACCCCAGAAGACCGCGTGGGCTCACGGCTTTGGCTGCTGAAGCGCGAAAAGCACACGGAAGAAACCCGCCGCCGCGCCGAAGATTACGCGAACGAGGCTTTGGCCTGGCTGGTGGAAGCGAAGCTGGCCACCAGCGTTTCCGTCACCGCCGCCTGGGTGGCGCGGGGCGTGTTGGGGCTTTCTGTGAGCATCGCGACCCCGGGCGATATCGCGACCAGCCAATATACCATGAGACTCTGACCATGCCCTTTGCCCGCCCTTCACCCGCAAATATCCGAGACCGCATGGGCGCCGAAATCGCGGTGGCGCTGCCTGGCGCTGATGCGCGGCTGCGGCGTTCCATGGAAGAAGTGCTGGTGCGGTCCATCGCCATCGCCAGCCACGAATTGCACGGCTACATCGAATGGGCATCGGCGCAAATCCTGCCGGATACCGCAGAAGATGAAGTGCTGGCGCGCCACGCGGCGATTTGGGGGCTAACGCGCATCGCCGCGACGGCCGCGATCGGCGCGGTGACCTTTACCGGAACGGCGGGCGCGGTTGTGCCGGCGGGCGCTGAGCTGCGGCGCGGCGATGATGCGCGGTTTCTGCTGGCGGCTGATGTGACCATTGGCGGGGGTGGCACTGGCACGGGCAATGTGACCGCGCGCGTGGCGGGTGCGGCAGGGAACGCCCAGGCGGGTGTGGCGCTGCAATTGGTGGCGCCGGTTGCCAGCGTGCAGCCCAGCGTGGTGGTGGCGGCTGGTGGGCTTGGCGCGGGCGCGGATGCGGAAACGGATGCGAGCCTGCGCGCGCGGCTGCTGCAACGCATTCAGACACCGCCTGCCGGTGGCGCCAAGGATGATTATGTGACCTGGGCACTGGCCGTGGCAGGTGTGGAAAAGGTCTGGGTTTATCCCTTGTGGCTTGGCGCTGGCACGGTTGGCGTGGCTTTCGTGACCTCTGGCGGCGCCATTCCAGCCGCGCCATTGATCGCCGCCGTGCAGGCCGCGCTCGATGCGCGCCGCCCGGTAACAGCAGCAGTGACGGCCTTCGCCCCTGCCACTCAGGCGGTGGCGCTGACAATTGATCTGGCGGTGGATACCGCTGCCATCCGCGTGGCAGTGCTGGCTGAACTGACCGATTTCTTTGTGCGGGAAGCGGAACCGGGCGGCGTGATTCGTGTATCGCGCATTTCGTCCGCTATCAGCGGCGCGCTTGGGGAAGTGGCGCATCTGCTGTTGGCGCCCACCGCCGATATCACCCTGCCTGCTGGCACTATCGCCACGCTCGGCACCGTGACCTGGGCCTGATCCATGGATGCCAGCGCATATCTTTCGCAACTGATCGGGCTGCTGCCGCCGGGCGATGCGCTGGCGCGTGAGCCTGGTTCACGGCTGGAACGGCTGCTTTCCGTCCCGGCGGCGGAATTGGCGCGGGTGGATGGCCGGGTGGAAGCGCTGCTGCTGGAAAGCGACCCGGCGCGCGCCACAGAGATGCTGGTGGATTGGGAACACGCGCTGGGGCTGCCCGATGAATGCTACCCCAATCAGACATTCAGTCGCGCCAGCACTGCGTGGTACTTTGATGGCGCGGGTGTGCTGCGCGAAGCGGCGGTGGATGAACCGCGTTATCTGTTTGATGATGCCGGCCTGCGGACGGAAGCGCTGCTTCTGGAAGACGCGCGGACAAATTTCATTCGCAACCCTTGGATGCTGGGTGCCGTTGTGGGCGCGCCAGGCACCGCTCCGACAAACATGGTGCGACAGGTATCTGGTGGGCTGGCCGTGCCGGAAATTGTCGCTTTCGGCAGCGAAGACGGCATCCCATACGTGGATTTGAGATGCACCGGCACAGTGGCCAGCTTGGGGATTTTCGCGCTGCTTTTTGACGCGGCGACAGCAGCGCCGGCGCTTAGTGGTCAAACTTGGTCCGGGTCTTGGTTTTGGCGCGTGGTCGCCGGTTCCGGACCCACAGAATGGCAAATGAATTGGCAGGAATTCAACGCTTCCGCGGTCCAGCTGACGGACGCAACGGTGGCGGTTCCTGCCCCGACCAGCCAGCCTCTGCGGACCCAGCGCCTTTTGGGCACTTATCTGGTCACTGATGCCACGACAGCAAATCTTCGCCTTCGCGCACGCATGGCTTTCCCGCCCGGCACCCATGATTTCAACATCCGCATCGGCTTGCCGCAGCTGGAAATGGGCGCCGCGCCCACCACCCCAATGCTGCCGAACGCTGGCACGCAAGCCGTCAGCAGCCGCGCGGCCGACATCAGCTACATCGCCACCGTGGAAGAACGCCGCGCGCGGGTGCTGGCGCGGCTGATCGAACGCTTTGAACCCACACCCATCGCCATCATCGGCCTGGCCGCGCGGCTGGGCGCTACCGTCACGCTTACCGAATTCCGCCCGCATGATTGCGAAGATGATGCGGATCAGCCGCTGCTTGATGACGCGTGGGCCCATGCCTTTCAGGTGGCCGGCGCTTCTTCCCTGGTGGTGGAATTCACCTGCCTTGATGGTTGCGAGACACCGCTCAGTCAATGGCGCACCGGCGCGTATGAATGCGCCATCCGTCGCTTCGCCCCGGCGCATACCGTGCCGATCTTCAGCTATGCGTAAAGGAAGAAAACCATGCAGCGCGTAACACGACCTTCTGGCGTCGCCACAATGCCAGCGGCACCAGCTTCACCAGCCGCCCCGGGTTTTTTCACCGGCGGCAACCCCGGCGCAGGCCAGCAGGCCACGGTGCCGGGGTTTGAATGGTTCAACGGTGTCCAGGAAGAATTGATTGGCATGCTGGTGCGCGCTGGCGTGACGCCCGCGCAGGCGGATTTGACGCAGCTGCGCCAATCGCTGGATCGGCTTTACGGTGGTGGCCTTACCGTGCTGTCTGCAAATTCGACGCTGACGGTCGATAATGCGGGTGACATCCTTGTCAGCGCTTCCGGCGGTGCGCGCACCATCACGCTGCCGGCGGCGAATGCACTGGGTGGCAGGCCCATCAAGATGCGCTTCACGAAGACAGACAATACCGCGAATATTGTTACCGTGGCGCAGGCTGGGGCTGATACCATTCAAGGCGCAGCGTCCGAGGTGCTGCGATATCAATGGGACAGCCTGACCCTGATTTCGGATGGGGTCAGTGGATGGATCGTCAGCGCAGGTGGCGCAGGTGCGCGGAATTTGGCTGACCCCGGCTGGGTACGTCTGCCCGGTGGCATCATCATCCAATGGGGCAGAACGGGAACAGTCGGGCCGCCTGAAAGCGGCATCTACGCGACTGCGACGTTCCCCATCGCATTCCCAAATCAGGTACTGAGCCTTCAAGGCACGTCTGAGATCGTATCCGGCCAAGGAAGTTACGTTCTGTTCGATTCGCGACATACGCTGAGTGGCTGCACTTTTGGCATTGATGACACCATCAATGATGCGAATTCAATGCGCGTGCGGTACTTGGCGATCGGCTGGTAGGGGGAAAAAAAAGATGACTTACTTTGCAGACATCGATGCGGCTGGCCGGGCGCGCGGGTTCTACCGCGCAGACATCCATGGGGATCAGATGCCGCCGGGCGTTGTTGCGATATCCGACGAGGTGCATTCCGCCTGGCTGGCGGATACCGCGCGCCAGCGCTGGAATGGTCAAGCGCTTGAACCCTGCGAACCGCCACCACAGCCGCCGCCACCGCCAGTCACGGATGTCAGCTTCTGGCAATTCATGATGGCGGCGTGGAAGCTGGACTTCATCACGCATCCCCAGGCGCTGGCAGCCGTGCAGGCGCGCATCATGCCGCCTGCTTTTGCGGATGCGATTGCCGATCTGCCGGCAGAAGCCAAGCTGGAAGCGGAACTGAAATTCGCGGGCATTACGCGCATGCTGCGGTCTGATCCGCTGTTCGCCCTGGTGGTGGGCGCGAATATCGCGACAGACGAACAGATTGATGGCGTTTTTGCCGTGGCGGGGGGCATCACATGATCGGCAAGCTCCGCCTGATTTTGAAAGAACTGGCGCAGCCCAGCGCGCAGAAAGCGGATTGGTTCGCCTGGGCTGCGGCGCAGCTGGCGCACGCCATGATTGGGGTGGTGCTGGCGGGTGCGCTGGCCTTCCTGCTGCCGGGCGCCTGGGCCTTCGCCATCGCGGCGGTGGGCTATGCGGTGGTGAAGGAGCTGCCGGATTATCGGCGCGCGCCTGGTTGGGCCGCGGCGCGGGATTGCTTGCAGGATGCGGCGTTTGTTGCCGCCGGTGCCGCGCTGGCGGTGGCCATCGGCGCTGTTGATGCGCGGCTGTTTGGCTTGGTGCTGGCGGCCGCGCTGACCGGCCTTGGTCTTGGCATCTGGGCCAGGTTGCCAGCGAAAATTACTGAGCAATGAGGATCACAGGCGGCGGGTTCGCATCGGGCGGACCGGCCACAACAACCAAAGGGACAGTTTGACATGGCTTTTCAATTCTCAGTGGCGGCCCGCAATGCGGCGCTGGACGCAATCGAAACCGCGATCGGCGCTGCGCCGACGCTGGAAATTCGCAGTGGTTCGGTTCCGGCGAATTGCGCGGCCGCTGCGACCGGCACGGTTTTGGCGACCATCAGCCTGCCATCTGATTGGCTGGCGGCGGCTTCCGCTGGCGCCAAGACTTTGCTTGGCACTTGGCAGGATGCTGCTGCTGACGCTGCTGGCACGGCGGCGCATTTTCGCGTCAATCAAGGCGCCACTTGCCATTTGCAGGGCACCGTGACGGCGACGGGTGGTGGCGGTGATATGACGGTGGACAACACTTCTTTCGCGTCTGGGCAGCAGGTGAACATCACGGCCTTCACGCTTACCGCCGGCGGCGCGTGATGATCTGGCCACCTTTACGCGCAAGGCGGCCTTATAGGAGTGTGCGATGACCGTCCTGAGCGAGCGCCTGCAACAGCCTGACATGACTGCGCTTTCGGATGCGCAGGCGGCGAATGCGCTGAATGCGCCGGATGCGACGCTGCCCGCCGTTCCGGTCGAATTTTCCTGCCGGGCGATCGCAGAGCCCGCCGTGCTGAGCGGCGAGCTTGCGATGCTGCGTATTGTGGCGAGGCTCGGCCATTTCCCGGCAGATGTCGCGCCGGGCAATCAAAGCATTCCCATTCCAACGCCGGGTTTGATCGCGATTGGAACAATGCTGGACGCCGTGGACCGTGATCTGCGCGTTGACCCAAACGCCCCTGGCGCGGCGGGCCAGGTGATGGCCCTGCTTGCGGCGTTGGAAGACATGGGGTTGCTTTTGCCCGCGACCAAAGCCGCAATCTTGGCGGGCACTGTGAAAATTCCATCCTGGGCAGAATCAAACGGCATTGAGGTGACAGCGCGAAGCGTTGGCCTTGCGAGAGGGAGTGTATAAAATGGCCGTCGCAAAATGGGCAGCGCCCCCTAATCGTGGGTCCAACATTGCCGGAAGCGCGATCAATTCTCTGGCATCCGGATCGGAGACAACTGCCGTCAACGCCATCAGCTACGACAACGGCAGCAATAGAGACCTTTATGCCGCAGTGACCATCAAGCTGGCTTCCTTAACGCCTACTGTTGGCGGTTCCATCACGCTTCGCGTCTATAGCGGTGACGGGACAGATGTTCCCGACATTGGCGGAGGCCCCTTTGATAGCTACACGGCGGCGCTGACTGCTGGAGCGGGGGCGAAGGTCGTGACATTCCCGATGGTGCGGCTTTATCCATTTTCAAATATGCGGTTCACGGTCCTGAACAACGCGGGCGTCTCGACAGCGGCCAGCGGCAACGAACTTTACGTCCGCCCCTACAACGAGGATGTGACCTGAGATGCCGCGCGGGGTCTCGCCGCTAGACCAGGCGCGCTTGCAGGGGCGGCTTTGGTCGCCGAACGTATTCCGCCTTGCCGCGTGGTACGACGCCGCCGATTTGTCCACAATTACGACGCTAAGCGGCGCAGTCACGGACTGGCGAGACAAAAGCGGCAACGGACGAAACCTGACCGCATCGGTCGGCCAGCGACCGACCTATACTGCAAGCGGGTTCAACAATCGGCCTGCGATCAATTATGGAGCCGCACAGAACAACAACAGACTGAGTTGGACTGGCGAAGCATTTAACCCGGTGAGGACTTTTGGCGTTGCCCATTGGGAAGGCCCAAGTCCGTTTGTAGGCTACAGTGGGCTGCTATCATTCCCGTTCACCGGGAATGATAGCCTTTTTCTGGTAGAAGTTGCGAACCAATGGTTCGGCGCTCGTCAGGTCTTTCTGAATGGCAATGATCCGATTGCGACTCCGTTGCCCACGATTTCGACGCCATTTCTGTGGGTAGATAATGTTGCAGCGGGTGCCGGTAGGACTACGATTTGGATAGGGGCTGACAGAGCCGAATTTAACCGTGGTTGGCGTGGGAAAATCGGCGAGGTGGTGATTACATCTTTCGAGCCAACCTTGCGAGATCGCAGAACCATTGAAGGATACCTCGCTTGGAAGTGGGGCCTTAATGCCAACCTTCCCGCCAACCATCCCTTCCGCAACCGCCCACCCCTGATCGGAGACTGATATGCTGCGTATTCGCGCGCCTGCGCTGGGTGCGGTGGCGGGCGGTGGTGGTGGTGGGATTTCTGGGGCCGCTTCTGGCAGCCTGCCCTTAACTGGCTCAGCTATCGGCGCGGTTGCGCTTGCCGCGACGGGTTCCGGCAGTTTGCCGATTACAGGTGCCGCGACAGGTGTTCTGAGCAACGCACCCATCATGGGTGGTGCCAGCGGTACGCTACCGCTTTTCGGCGCAGCCACGGGCGCGGCGCTGATTAAGGGGGCCGCTTCCGGTAGCCTGCCCTTCACTGGCTCCGCTACGGGCGC